CCGTAATCAGTGTAGAAAGACAAGGGACCAGTGGCCCCTCATCAGGGCTCAAGGAACTTCAACAGAACCGTTATAGCTGATCTCGCTATAGCCGTCCGGTGTGGTCATCAGAACAATATAGTTCTTAGCTGCGTTGGTGACGGTTACAGCTACAGCACCTTTACCCCTGCCTGCTTTGGCAATGTTAAAAAACTTCTGGTAACCGGTAGGTGCTGAGCCTGCTGTGTAGTCATCATCTTGGAAGATTTCTACGGTTTCGATGCCAACACTACGTTCAATTGTAACGATGATGTCGCCAGTAGAGCTGGGGTTGACAAGGAAGGCCCGTTGGCTTAGGTCTCCAGTAGAGCCAGGCAGTGCATCGCCTTTATAGACCAGCTCGGCACCACTGGCAGTAAACGTGTCTTGAGTACCTTGAAACGTGCGAGTAGCCATTATCAGTTAATTTGGTTTTGTGTTTGAAACTGGAAAGTAATGTCGGCATCAATGCCGTGTTCCTTGAGGATGCTGAGGAACATCTGACGATCCATCATTTTCATGTGGAGCATGTCAACAAAAGCTTCCTCTAGCTCATCACGATCAAGGTCTTTGATTGCCAGAGCTGCCGCATGAATAGCAAATTCGCTGTCGATGGGCAGATCTAGGGCATTGGCATCCATTGAAATTTTACCAATCCGTCACTACATCCTAACAGCTCTGCAATTTTTGGCTACTAGGCCATTGCAGATTCATTGCGCAAAGGAATGTAGCGTTGATCGACAGTAAAGTGAGGAATATCAGGAGCCCCTTCATATTCTCCTTCTTGGAATTGAGGTAAGCGTTCAGAAACGTAACCGTCTAAAAAGTCTTTTGTAGTCATGGCCAAGAAATAATAGGCTAAGTGTATACGTCAAAGCATACACACTGCTAAAAAGTAGAACAAGGGGTAACATGTTTAACCCAATGTAGATTTCAAGAGCCATTGGAATTTCTTGTGTGCTCGCCCACGTTCAACAGCTAGATCCAAAGTAAATTGATCCTGCATTGCTTCTGCTTCTTCTGCCAGTAGGTGGAAAGACTCTGCTAATGAATTGTTATTGACGGCTAATGCACAGATCATTCCATCCTGGTCAAAACAGCTATCTGGAATAGGCTGCATAACAGAATTATTAAGATCTTCTACACTCATCGGAGTAGAAATATCTAATGAACGCAAGTGTTCTGCAATAGTATCCAGCCCACCTTGCATCTCTTCATAAATTTCTTGAGTTAGTTTATGAATTGAATAAAACTTGCCGCCCATTATGTTCCAATGAACAATATAAGTTTGGTTCAGCAAGTAAGATGTATCACGAAGTAACTGCACTAAGTGACAGTAACAAGTTGACTTCGGATCCATTTTTGTTTTTGCCATTTTAGTTACCATTTAACTTTGTGACTCCAATAACGAGCCGACATTTTATCGGGATTAGGATCTTGGGCATTATGTCTAGCATAATATGACCGCTTCCGTGCTTTATCTTTCTCTGTTTGAGGATTTTTTCCTGCACCTTTCACACCTTGTTGACCAAAACGAATAATCTTTTCTTTGCCATCAGCACAGGCTTTAACCATGTGTGATTTAGTCGGATGCCCTGGAGTGCGTTGTGGTTTGTTGCAGGCCATCCGCTCCTTAGCTAGACGTTTTGCTTTTGCGTGATCAGCCATTATAGATAATTCCTTTCACGTTCTTCAGAAGCGACGGTCTGATCTACCTGGCCAAGAGCAGTTTTGCGGAAGTCAGTTGGCCAACGACCGTCTTTAGTATCGCGTATGGTGCGAATATTTTCTTCCGGGTACGGAAAATCTTCAGGCTTTACTGCCAAACTTCTATCAACATAGCTGTTGAGAAAAGTTTTTCCAGGGTCAGTATTAACCATGAACAAGCAACTGAGGTTGAGACGTTGTCAGAACAATTGTTTTAGGTTTCTGTTCTAACCACTGTTTAATTCTACTGACCTTCTCCTCAGAATATAATGGATGACCTTCTTTTAACCAATCAAAAGGTAGAGCACTGGACTTAGCGTTATTACAAGAAGAACAACAACAGGCCAAGTTATTGCGTGTACTGTGGCCACCCTTGTGTTTAGGAACGATGTGATCAATAGTTGCAGTGTGTTTGCACAATTCTTTTTCACAGTAAGCACACTTCCAACCCCAGGCTTCAAATATTGATTCTCTAAATTTCTTGCGAGCACTTTTAGGACTTAAAGCAATGAGGTTAGCTAAAAGATCGTTCTCACAATGAAACATGATTTATTCATGATTCCTAACACAAGACTAGGGTGCACAAACCTGTACCAGGTGCTAGGCTGCACGCGTTAGGGAGCGTGGCGGAATCGGCATACGCTGCGGACTTAAAATCCGCTGGTCATTGACCTTGTGGGTTCAAGTCCCACCGCTCCTATTAATCAGTTAAACCAATTTCTTCTAAAGAAAGATCCGTCTCTAGGTCAGCAGGATCGTAGTTGGCATCTTCCAGCAACTTGAGTAGGAAATAGTGGACCCTTTCTTGCACCCACTTAAGGTCATCATCTCCTATATCGCAGACAATAGCATTAAGGCGCAGCTCACGAGAGGGCTCACGGATGTGGTCTGCAAGCAGCTCTAGTGCCCGGTATCGCCCTTTCGTAAACTCACCAAGCATCAGTCTGCTCCAGTGGAGCCAAGAGCAGTCTGCAGAGCCTTTTCATCGGCTTCAGCTTCCCGTTGCGCAATGACAGCAAGGACTTCAAGCGCACCTTGAACTTTTAAGTAACCCTCTTTTGTGCGCAGAAGCTTCTCTTCTGTTTGTCGAATCTCATCAGCAAGTGCCTTGAGTTGAGAACTCAATCCAGTTTCCAGCTCGGTAGTAATGGCGGACATTGTGTTACGTGAACTACGAAAATAATAACTTATTTGAGATCAATCCACCAACCAGTATTCGGTCCTTCTACAGTCCAACGGCGTTTAAAAAGGTTATAGCTGTAACGCAACCGTTCTCCATTGGTGCTGATATAGGTTCCACTGTAGTTATCAATTTCACCCCAGGGATCATGAACAACAAATCGTTGTTTTTCTTCTTCATAACCAATGACACAGATCCAGTGGCCACTACCACTCGGTGCATTGGCAGGTCCTTTATGAAGAATTCCTACAGGACAGGGAAACCCCTGGTCAATACGTTGCTTAAGATCTTCAATGTTTCCATTTTGTTTGAAGGTTGCTTTTAACCCCAGGCTCTGCAGTGCTTTAACTTGGACGGAAGCTTCTGTTGTATCACCAATAGCAAAAACTTTTTTGATGTACTCATTGTCATTAGCAACAGAACCAGGCCGTAAGTACATGGCGGCCATAGCGCAACTAGAGGAGAAGCAGGTTCGTCCAGCATCTCGGTAGTTATCTCGTTGCGATTGATAAGGAACAGGAAGGATTAAACCGTCATAGATAACTTCTGCTTTTGCAACTGGCTTGGTCATAACACCACCTAGGCCATACCAGTGCTCATCAAAAGCCCACCAAACACCTAGCCCCCAGGGGAGCAGCAACTTGGTGTGCTTTAAACGCTTTTCTAAAACCTGTACACCTTTATATTCACGATCTTTCTTAATTGGAACCTTCTGATTAGCTTTTAATTCACTGTTAGGTACTGGTTCTTTCTTAAGAAACGTGTTATTAACACAACGGATGTCTAGTGTTTCCAAAGGTTTAATCTCTTCTCCAGAAATAAACAGTTCAACTTCTTTTTTACGACGCTCAACTAAACCAGGAAGCACTACACCATCACCCTTAACCCACTTAGGTAACTCTTCTTGAGCTACCTTATTAGGTTCTTCTCCTTTATTAAGACGCTTGCGTAAGGTAGATTCTTCTAAAGCACCAAGCCCACAGTTAAATGCAAAGGACACCAGAGCATCAAACTGTTGTTGATTTAACGGTACTGTAATTAAAAAATTAACACCCTGTTCAAACTTAAGAAGATCGCGCTTTAACATTTTATAAGCACGCTCTGCTGTAATAACCAATTCTTCAGTTACATCATCACCAGTATGACCATAACCAATGGTAAGGACACCGGCAGGACAGAGATAAGCTTCAAGCCTAAGCCCTTCAAATTTTCTAATTAAGTTAATACCGGCTTCAGAAATTTTCACAGCTTTTTAAATGCTGTGTTTATTTTATAGAGACTTACTTTAAGCTGGAGGCACTGGCCACACAACATCCCAGGGAAAACCGGCTTGTGTTGTTACGTTACGAAGATCTTGACGGTAGGTGGCCCAGGTTTCGTGATCAACGGGTGCATCGGGAAGCTGAGTCCAATCACATTCAGCAAGTTTTTTATTGCGTGTATTGCGAACATTAGTTGCTTGCTCATTGTCTTTTTGAAAACAATAAGCTTCATATTGCTCAGCAGCAGTATGTACTACACCTTGATCATCAGTGTAATCCTGGAAGATAGGTCCAGCAATGTAATGTGTAAACCACTGACCTTTAATTTCCACCACGCCATCACGTTGGCTGTACTGATATGGCGGCGTAACAATAGCTTGTGGCCCTTCTAATACGGGATCATACCCAAAATCGTTGATAATCTTGGGCGTCAATACCTGTGGAAAACTAGTGTTTGGGTTATCAGCGCGAAATTGGTTATCAGTAATAACAGCGCCGGTAGTACGGTTGCGAAGTTCCATGGCTATCAAGCAATTGCAAGGTAAATAAAGCTTCCGCCACTGGCGTTAATGGCGGCAGGTGCAGTGGAGCTGATCTGGAAGCCAGAACTCAGCGGGTCAATGTAGTCGGTATTTGTCACCTCTGCCGCCGTCGAATTCAATAAAAGATAGCTGTCGTTACCAGAAACAATATCTCTGGCAGAATCCCAAACGTACCAATCACCAGTGCTGTCGGTGCGTTTGATGAGCACGAACCGGGCACCTGCCGTGAAGCCGCAATCAATGTCCTTGGTAGTACCAGTGCCGGTGTAGCTGCCGACTTTGCTCACGCCGGGGCAGGTGGCGAAAAGGTAGGCGATGTATGTACTCCCTGAGCCATTTGTGGTAAGCGCCGTGCTAACACTAAAGACTAATGATGTTGGCGCGGTGCTATCAAAATCGTTTTGCGCAAGGAATTGAATGTCTGACTGCAAGGTTCCGATTGAATTCCAATTAGGTGATACGACAACTGCCCAATCAGCTGTTGCATTTCTTCGTTTAACAATCATCAGCTCGGGAGCCACGCCGAGGTTATGGCTCACCGTGCGGGCTGATCCCGTGCCTGTATAAGCCACCACGTCAAAAAATTCGGGGGCACGGCGGAAAGCGTGTGTAATGTGATTGTTTGCTTGAAGGCTAACATTCATAGATGCTGTTGGGTCATTACCTACCCAAAAACCAGTCATAGATGACCAAGCAGTTCCCCACTCAGTAGTAACAAGTTGATAATCAAAAGCATCAGGATCATTTACTTCAGCATCTACACTCCCTGTGAGTAGATATGGGTTGCCTCTTAGCCGATCACCTACCACCATGCCTGCAACTGATGTACTATTACGTTGACGTACCAACGCCATATCGGTCAAGATACCTGTTGAAACTAAACGGTTGTCAAGGTTTGTTCCGGTATAAACTACTGGCTGAAATACTTGCGTTGCATCTGTTGGTATTCTCATTGGTCCGCGACGAATAGCAACATAGGCGTATGTTACACCGCTACTGTTATAGCTGGAAGCTGTAGATATTATCTTAAAACCGGTAGATGTAAACTCAATTAATGGTCCAGAGGTACTTTCAGTGTTAGTACTATTTGCTAACAACGACGAACCTCTTATATTATCAAATAATACCCAATCCCCTGAACTACTAGAACTTTTAATCAATATTAATTGAGGCTCCCAGTCAAGCGTAACTTCTAGCCCAGAAACACCTGTGCCAGTGTAACTATCACACCTAATAATATTACTAGGATCATGTGCAAATAAATATGCAATATAAGTATTACCAGTGCCATTTACAACGCTAGTAGCACCAATACTAAATTCATTAGAAGTAGGTGTAGTGCTATTCCAGACGGTTTGACCTGTGAGTTTTGAATTTGTACTTTCTAATAACAACGCTTCAGTATTTGTTAAAGAACGATGATAAACATACCAGTTAGCCGGAAGATTTGTTCCTTTAACAATAATTAAACCTGGAGTACTTTGTAGTCCATGGCTAATAGTGCGAGCAACACCGGTACCGGTATAACTAACCACATCAAAAAACTTTGGAGATTTACGAAAAGTCCATGAAACATATATGTTGCTACTAGCGTTATATGAACTATTTCCAGCTATACTAAAACCGTTAGTATTAAAAGCTGTTAAACCATTTGGTACAGTTGCTTCTATACCACTGCTATTTGTAATAAGTTGTTTAGTAACACCTCTAACAGTGTCTGTTAAAACATTACTGCCTATAAAGTTACGTCCTTTAATCCAAACAAGTCCTCCTTCTCCTGAAAGATTAATACTATTAACAATACTTTGCGTAGAGCCCGTACCGTTATAAATCCAAGTGCTAAACACATCTTCAACATAAATATTTTGGCTTGTGTTAGCAGATCCTTGAAATAATATTCGTGTAGTAGGGTCCATATGTTTTAGTTCGTATAGTTAATTAAACTAGAGCCACGCCAACGTGTACCGCCGTCATCTGTAACAAACATAAATAGATGTGTTTTGCCTGTTGTCAATGTAGGCGCTACTGAACCAGGCCACTCTACACCACTAAACCACGTTACCGTACCACTGGTGTGTGTCAACTCTAAAGTAAAGGCGTAAGCGCGGCTAGACGGAACATTGCTAACAGTAAATGTACTGTTAGCATTAATTGTTTTGGTAAAATAGTTTCCAGTACTGCAATCAATATCTAAAGCAGAGACTGCTACTACTGTTTGAGCGTAAGTACCTGCTAAATCAAGGTCAGTATTAGCAGCAGCACTTGATTGACCAACGGCTAGTGTACCTGTGGTAGCAATATTACCACTGGTAACAATGTTCCCAGAGGTAATTGCTGTGCCACTAACTTTACCAGCAGTAGTAATTGTTGCTAGTTTAGTATCTTCAATTCCTGCACTGTTGTTAATATCTGCATTAACAATAGATCCAGCGGCAATTGCAGTTACGCCTGTATTACTAATAGTAATGTCACCAGTGACTGCAGTAGATGTTGGAACATTAGAGCCATTACCAATAAGAATATTTCCGCTTGTTAAAGATGCAAGCTTACTAAAAGCAATTGCAGCACTGGCATTAATATCGGCATCAACAATTACACCGGCACCAATAGCAGCAACGCCTGAACTATTAATTGTAACGTCGCCACTAATTGCAACAGATGTTGCCACATTAGAAGCATTACCAACGAGAACGTTTCCTGCTGTTAAAGAGGCTAATTTACTGAAAGCAATAGCCGCTGAATTACTAATATCAGCGTTAACAATTACACCGCTACCAATAGCAGTTACTCCAGAGCTATCAATAGTAACGTCACCGCTAACTGTTGTAGACGTTGCAATGTTAGAACCATTCCCAAGAAGGATGTTTCCCGCCGTTAGAGAAGCAAGCTTACTAAAAGCAATTGCTGCTGAATTACTAATATCTGTATTAACAATGACGCCTGAACTAATATCAACCACGCCAGTGCTGTTAATAGTGATATCACCACTTACAGCTGTTGATGTAGCAACATTAGAACTGTTGCCAAGAATAATACGTCCTGCTGTTAAAGAAGCAAGTTTGCTAAAGGCAATTGCA